AGCTTGCTCTTTTTTAGCTTTGTTGATAGCTTTCTCATTACCGTCATAAAGACTTAAGATAGCATCTTTGAATGTTTGTACGAAAATTTCTGCATCATGGTCGATTTCATCTGGGAAATTACGGAAACGTGTACCGCATAGAATGTTACCATCACTACGGAATTTAAGTTTACGTACTGTGTTAGCTTTACCATCTGCACCTTCTTCGACTTGTAAATCACCATAGATAATCATATCGGCTTCACGCTCGATGATGTCAGATGTTTTTCCTAATACGTTGAATGTTGTAAAGTCGTATTCGAATCCATCTTTGTTAGTGATTTTTTTAGTCTTTTCATGTCCAATAATGAATACACCGAATCCTGCTTTTTTAAGGCGGTCAATTTGGTCATAGATTAAGTTGGCTGTCATAGTGTAGCCTTTACCCCAAGGTACATCAGAGATGTCTGTGTAGCGTACTTTAGGCTTATCTTCACGATTTGCTTTACTGATAGCATGAGTGATTGCGTAACGCTCTAAAGCTGTGATTGTATCGATGATAATGAATCGGAATGGAATGTCGTTTTTGTTTTCAATTAATTCATCAACAACCTCGATAAATCCTTTTTGCTCTCCGTCTTCATCTTCTGCATCTTGGAATCCTGTAATCGGAATAGCGAATACGTCAGCCATAGTTTTGTAACCAATCTCTGTTGCTAGTAATAGTGTTTTATCTAAGTTACCATAAAATTCTCTAGCTACGTCAATAGCTAACGTTGTTTTACCGTATTTAGATTTTGCTAACATGCTGATAAAGTAGCCCTCTAGTGAAGCTACAGGTTTGTTTGATTTCAATGTGTTTAAAAATGACATTTATTTGTTCCCCTTTTCTCTCAATAATTAATGAGAGAAGGGAGCTTCTTCTCTGGTAATTTTAGCTCCTGCGTTTTTACGTTTTTGCGTTTATGTAATTATTCGTTACACTTATTCTTAGAAAGGTAAATCAGAATCGTCTTCGTCTTCATCGTCACCTAAGTCGAATGGTGAATTGTTTTTCTTACTAGCTTTTCCACCTAAGTCTAAATCGTCATCTTCTTTGACAACTAGCTCATCACTTACGAAATCTTCTTCTGTGTATTCTTTCTTATCCCACGCTTGTACACCTGTAATTTGCATTTCATTAATGTATGTACGTGCTACATAACCTTGTGCTTGTGAAGGCTTATTACGACCACCTAAAGATGCAAGTAAATCATCTTTTTCGTCACCCTCTTTTGCTTCAACTTCTGAAAGAATAACACGATTTAGTGCTTCTCCATAAGCGTTGATTAAGTCACCGAATTTGAATTTCTTCAAGAAAGCGTCTGCTAATTTAACCATTCCTGCATCTGTTCCATCAGCACCATCAGAGTAATCAAGTACGAAATCTCGGTCAGCGAAGTTTTGGTTGTAATCAATAATACGACCTGTTACATAAACTTTCTTCTCTTTCTTCTCTAATTTTGCATCAACGAATACCATTTCTTGCTCGAAGTATGTAGTTTCTTCAAAATCATCAGCAGTGAAATCAAGCTCATTTTTCATTTTGAAAGCACGTTTAATAGTATAAGTAGTTTGTGCTACTGTATCACCATTTCGGTTTTCATATGTACTATAACGAATATCTCCCTCTAAAACAACGCTATCTGCGTTTGTTAATCCGTCAAAGATTTTCTTAGATGATACGAATGAAGGTAGGCTCTTAGTTACTAATTTGCCTTTTTCATCATAATCTAATCCGATTTTTGATTGTAAAATAGCGAATCCTTTTTCACTTAGCTCGTCTTTCTGTTCTTGCCATTTTTCATAAGATACTCTGTCACCTTTGTAACCAGAATCTTTCTTTTTCTTCTCGCTGTTCCATAAGAAGATTTCAGTTGGTTCGAAGTCATACATTGATACAGTCATGTCATTAGTATCACTTGTCTTGATACCGAATCGTAATGACCGATATAATTTACCTTCGTTTTTACCTTTTGTTGCATTTTCTTCTTTGAAAGCACCTTCTTTTTCAATACGTGTTACTTTTCCGATAAACTTAAATGTTCCCTTTGTTTGTTCCAATTGTTTCTTTTCTACTTTTTTAGCCATGTGTCTGCACCTATCCTTTTCATATTGTTTTTATAAAAAGTGAAAGTATTAACTCTCAACTTATATACCTAGTATATCATAATCTCTTGCTCTTGTCAACCACTAAATTAATTTTATTTTAACTTAGTGGTCAAGGGAAAACTTCTCCCTCTCTCACTACTTAAACAATTATACCATAAAACGTTGCACCTGTCAAGCTCTTATAACACGTACCGTAGAATGTTTTTATTAGGATTTTTTTGAAAATCCGTATAAAGTTTCTCCAAGGTTATATTCTCATCAAAAATTGCCTGTTCAATTAAGTAAGCTTCATGATTAGTAAGAGATTGATAGAACGTTTTCAGAAACGAATCTTCCACTCCATTATGATAACACATGTCGCAAAACATGTCAAGAGTGATTTCTGATTTCTTAATCTGTTCTTCTCGAAAATCAAGAAGGTCATCGATTAAGTTTTTGCTTCTACCATAATGACCTATGTAAAAT